GAAAGGAATTATCTTTTAATGCTATTGATGGATTAGGTATGCTTGAAAGAATACCATATCAATTGCCTGTTGATTATTCTTTAATTGATAGAATTACTTGTTTAGCTTTTTTACAAAATTCATTAAGCAATATTGGGTTTGGTTTAAATTTAATAAGTGGAATAAGTTTGTATGCAACATCTATGTTAAATAGAACAGTAAATACTTTTAACGAACCTTTGATACAATCTTATCAAAATTATGCTTCAATAACAAATAATAATCAAGAACCTTATAATTGTTTAAAAGTAATAAGTGATATTGCCAAAGGTTTTGGTTGCCGTTTATTTCAAGCACAAGGCAAATGGTATATTGTACCTTTAACTCAATTTGCACAATCAAGTTATTATTTTACAGAATATAACACAAGTGGAACAGTTGTTACAAGTGGAACAAAGTCATTAACTGGACAAATACAAGGATATACAGGTAATACAAGTAATTTATTTTATGTTGAAAATAGTCAATTTAAAATATTAAGAAAAGGGTATAATAAAATAAGATTAGAAAAAGAAATTGAATACCCAAATAATTACATAACTAACTGGGATTTAAAAAATTATACAGTAGTAAGCCCAACAGAGGGTAATGCTTTTGGATGGGTTGAAAGAAGGGAAACAGGTGGTATTATATTTATCAAGAGTTATCCAGAGAAAGAGTACAATTCATTTATTCTTAATAACACAGTTTCAGCTGCGCCATTTGATTTAGGAGTAAGCCCAATAAATTTACCTAAACTTGGTATAAATGAAACGGCAAAAATAAGTTTTGATATAAGTGGTATTGGAGTTCCAGCAAGTGGTCCAGATGGATTATTTATTTTAAAGGTAACATTAGTAACTCCATCTTTTACATACTATATAAATGACAAAAAGGAATGGGCAAATATTGGAAGTAATTATTATTATTACCCTTTTGATGCTGCTAATGCAAAAGCTAATTTTACATTACAAACTCCACCAGCACCAGATAATGGTGTATTTGCATTTGAGTTAGTTTTAGCTGATAATAGTTCTCCTTATTGGAAATCTACTGTTGCTGGAGTTGAGGTACAAAAATTCAACCTTCAAATTATACCTTCATTTATTGGCTTTAGAACTGAGAGTTTTGTAAATGATACAGAAGAATATGTTTTAGATATAGATTTGCCATTAGGTTTTAATCCTAACGTTGATGGTAATTATTCTTACAGAGGATTTTTAAGTAATTCTCTTGGAGAAACATTAATTGGGTGGTATAGATTTGAATATCCTTTAGATATATATAGAAGTTTAAGTGAATTAGTAGTCAAACAATATTCAAATTGCTTACATACTAATGTAATAAATATTGATAGTTCATTTATGGGTATGAATACAACAAACGGAAGATTAAGCGGTGCTATGCGTTTAACTTCTGCTGATACAGACCCAGCACAAATAAATGTTAGTAATAAAAAATACATTTTAGGTAATTCAACTATTGACTTACAAAATGATATTATACAAGCTACTTTATTAAATATAAACAATGAAAATGTTGAAACAACTTTAAGAACTGTTTATTCTAATAATAACCTTTCAAATGTAGTATCTGGTTATGGACATTTAAGGTCAACGGCTTATACAACTAAAGAAGCAGCTTATGCAGCACCTTTAACAAGTAATTTAGTTTATTTAGAAGATATTGGAGTTCCAAGTGTAGGGGATGTTTATTACACAAATGAACTTTTAATAACTCCTTTTAATGGTGCAAACTTATGGTGGAAAGTAATGACAACAGATATATCGTTTAAAGCATTTAAAATTAGCGGAGCAGGTGAAATATTAGAAACATACGGATAATTGATTAAATTTGTAATATGGCAGCAGTAATAGGAAATAACGTAATGCTTTATTGGCATAGAACAGATGTTGACCCAGAGGTTGATGTCGCTTTTGCGTGTAGTACAAATTGTACGTTTGATGTAAGTGTAGACCAAAAAGAGGTAACAAGCCAAACGAGTGCTTGGTTTAGAGAATATAAAAACGATGTGGCTACTTGGAATGTAACCTGTGATGGGTTGATTACTTTAAGTGGCTTTTCATACTTGTTTATGCTTGAAAAGCAGTTAGCAAGAGAGCCAATAGAGATTAAGTTTGTTGTTGATAATGGAGTTGATGGATTGGTTATTATTAACGGAACTTGTAATATATCAAGTTTAGCAATAAACGCACCCCAAAAGGATGTGGCTACATATAATATAAGTTTACAAGGTAGCGGAGTATATGGAATAACAGGAACAACTGTTGACCCAGAAGGAGTTATTATAGTAGGTTCAAACCCTGTTAAGACAAAAGGTTACACGGCAATAGGAGGGGAAACATCAATTACATTTACTGACACAATAGGTTATTCTTGTCTTTACGTTTCAAGAGGTGGTGTGGATGCACAAAACATTTTAACAACAGGAACTGCAACAGGTGATGATGTTAAGTTTGTAAGTGCGACAGGGGTATTGACTTTTGGTAGAGTTTTGGTAGCAGGGGAATATATTAGAGCATTATTTCAATAAAATATTATGAGTCAAATTCAAGTAACTGGCGAAGCAAAAATAAGAACATTAACTGGTGCATTAACTGCAACTGCTGGGGTTGTTACTTCAGTTCCTTTAGGTGATGCAAATGGGGTAGCTACTTTAGGAGCTGATGGAAAAGTACCATCTGCTCAATTACCAACTTTAGGTTCTTCATATAAGGGAACTTGGAATGCTGCAACCAATACACCTTACATTGTAGATGGTGTTGGTACGGCAGGGGATTATTACTTAGTTAGTACAGGTGGTACTTGGAATGGTATAGTATTCGTTGTAGGTAACACAGTAATTTATTCAGGAAGTATTTGGCAAAGAGCTGGTGGTGGAACTGGGACAGTAACTTCGGTTGGTCTTTCTGCTCCTGCTGCTTTTTCTATTACAGGTTCACCAATTACAGGTGCAGGTACTTTAGCAATAGCTGGTGCAGGTACTGCTAATGACTATATAAAAGGAGATGGCACTTTAGGTGTATTTAGTAGTGCAGCAGTTGCTTCAATAACTGGTGGAGCATCTACCATAGCTACAAGCAATTTAGATACATCAAAGGCTTTAAATTCTAACTCAAGTGGTAAGGTTGTAGCTAATGTAACAACAGCTACTGAATTAGCCTATTTAAGCGGTGTAACATCTAACGTACAAACACAATTAGATGGCAAAGGTCCATCTTATACTTTAGGAAGTGTTAGTTCATCTCCTACAAGCGTATTGGTTATTACTGGTTCAGGTGCGCCTGTTAATGGCTCATTGACTTTTACTGTTAACTTAGCTTCAGGTAGTCAAAATGGATATCTTTCTTCTACTGATTGGACAACCTTTAATAATAAACAAAATGCTTTAGGATTTACTCCTTATAATGCAACAAACCCTGATGGTTTTATTAATTCAAGTGGTACTGCGGCTGCGGTAAGTAGAACAGTTACAGGTACAAATACTGCTGAATTGGTAAGGGGTAATATGGCTGACAATGACCAATTTAGAATCTTAGTTGGTGGCACAGGTTCTAATGCAGGTTATGTAGAAATAGCAACTGCAGATGATGGTACAGAGCCTATTTATGTAAGACAATATACAGGTGTATTTAGTTCAATTACAAGAACTGCTACACTTTTGGATAGTTCAGGTAACACATCATTTCCTAATAATTTAAGTGCTGCAAACTTTAGTGGGTCATCAAGTGGAACAAACACAGGAGACCAAACTTTAGCAGGTTTAGGTGGGCAACCGCAATTAAATGGAACAGGATTTGTAAAGGCTTCAGGTACTTCAATAAGCTATGATAATAGCACTTATTTAACTACATCATCTGCTGCAAGTACTTATTTGACTATATCAAATGCTGCAAGTACTTATTTCCCTTTTAGTGGTGGAACTATTACTGGAGCAACTAATATAAATGGTTTATTGACAAATTATAATGTTTATAATACTCAAACATCAAGTTATACTTTAGTATTAGCTGATGCAAGTAAGATTGTAGAAATGAACGTAGGTAGTGCTAATACAGTTACAGTACCTACTAATTCAAGCGTTGCTTTTCCTATTGGAACTGAGATTACTGTTATGCAATACGGAGCAGGTAATACTACAATAGTAGCTGCAAGTGGTGTAACATTTAGAAGCAAAGATTTTAGTACACGAATTGGCGACCAATACACAGGTGCTACTTTAATCAAAAGAGATACAAATGAATGGTATTTAATCGGTAATATTCAACCATAATGAAGTTAGTAAAACAAGGAATAATAATGTCAGCTAATGCAGGTACACCAACTTACATTGAAATTGTCAACTCCTCTTTGGATATTGAAATAGCAAATGTATATATTGGTGCGACTTTAATGCAGGTTTGGAGTGGTATATTACCTAATACAACAGGTAATGGAACTACTTTAAAAGTACCTTTAGGTGTAACTATTCCTAATTATTACGATATGACTATTTACTATGGTGCATCGTCAACAGGTCAAAGAATAACATTTACAGATAGCACATCAACAGTATATTGTCAAGATACAAATGTTGGGAATAATACAATGGTCTTTTATGGTGTTTATGTAGATAATACAACTTATTGTATAATATCGGCTGAAGATGGAACTTGTTAAAATAAGATTAAATTAATAGAAACGAATAATTAAGTAAATTTGTAAAAATTATATAAAATGTCTTGCTCTCAATCAAATGCTGACTTTAAACCAGCAAATTACAATATACAGATATGGAGAAATGATACTTGGAGTCAAGTATTTTTATTGACTGCAAATGAAGTGCCTATTAGTTTAGTAGGTGCTGAGGTTGAGATTCAAGTGCGTAAGAAGCCTAATAGTACAACTGCTGAGTTAACCTTAACTGAAGCTGCAGGTGGAGGTATTACTGTGGGTGGAGTTAATAACAATCAGATTACACTTAATAAACAAGTAGATATTGCTGCTGGAAGCTATGTTTATGATATGGCTATTTTGTTCCCTAATGGCAACGAAAAAACTTATATATGGGGTAACTTTATTGTTTACGAAGACATAACCAAATTATAATGAGTACAGAGATAACCATAAATCAAGACATAGTAGAAATAAATGTAACTGAAGAAGTAGTTGTAATTGAAGCTCCATCAGGTGCTTATCCTTTGCCAAGTATGGTTAGTTCTGTATTCGGTAGGACAGGTAACGTAGTAGCTCAAGAAGGCGATTACACCTTAACTCAATTAGGGGATGTAACTATAACCTCACCTACAAACAATCAAGTTCTAAAGTACAATGGCACTCAATGGGTAAATGGGACTGATACAGACACGGGATTGACTTCGGTAGGGTTATCTATGCCAAGTGCTTTTAGTGTCGCTAATAGCCCTTTAACGGCTAATGGAACGCTATCAGTAACTGGAGCAGGTACAACGGCTCAATATGTAAGAGGTGATGGTAGTTTAGCTACTTTCCCAACGATTGCTCAAGAAGCACAAAGGTTAATTACAGAGGTTTATAATAGCACAGGTGCTACGTTAACAAAAGGCACAGTAGTTTATATCAATGGTGGTCAAGGTAACTTGCCAACTGTTACTAAAGCAATAGCTACTGGAGATTCTACATCTGCTCAAACTTATGGAGTTGTTCAATCGGATATTACGAATATGAACAATGGTTTTGTAGTTGCAATGGGTTCTTTAACAGACTTAGATACTCAAATATATCCAGTAGGAACTCAACTTTATTTAAGTGCTACAACTGCAGGTGCTTGGACATCAGTTAAGCAATATGCACCTAATCACTTGGTTTATGTGGGTATAGTGGTTAGAAG